AAGTACCACTGAGCTATCCCGGCAAATCTCTGCTCGGGCTGGACTCGAACCAGCAACCCTTCGGTTAACAGCCGAATGCACTACCATTGTGCTACCGAGCAAATTGGGCAGAAGTGGATTCGAACCACTGAAGGCGTAAGCCAAGAGATTTACAGTCTCCCCCGTTTGGCCACTTCGGTATCTGCCCATAATCTATATTATATATAATATTTTTTTAAAAATAAATGGATCGCGCTGGACTTGAACCAGCAACCAATTGGTTAAAAGCCAACTGCTCTACCATTGAGCTAGCGATCCGGATTGGGCGCACAAGGATTTGAACCTTGGACCAAGGGATTATGAGTCCCCTGCTCTGACCACTGAGCTATACGCCCATAAAGTGTTATTACCTCCGGTTGGATTCGAACCAACATCTTGCCCAAATCTAGAGCGACCACCTTATAAGAGTGGGGTTTTGACCAGTTAAACTACGGAGGCGAAACTTCGCTACTCCGTGTGACCTATTCGTTTGTCGTGCTTGAATGGGGGTTTCCATTTATAATCCCCCCACATCTTCAACTTCAACTGCTGTTTGGCTTGCCGAAACGCCTTCTTCTTCATCTTCTTTGACCGCATCCTTGCCTCCTCCACCACACATTCCTCATTCACCTTGGCGGTGAAACGCTTGATGGCTCTGGCAAAGCTCTCGTTGCTTTGTCTGTCTCTCTCGGTCACATTGTATACGGCTCGGTCTACCATGTTGTCCTCTTATTATACGATTTATTCTTTTTTGTCAATTGTTTTTTCATAAATTCAAACATGAATTGTTCTGCCATAAATTTTTGAGAGATGCGGATTCGAACCGCATCCCTCTCACCCCTAGCGGGGATTTTATGAGCAAATTCCAAATCAAGTTGCTCGGGGAGGGGGGTTTTCAAACCCCCTCTCCCTCTGCCACCTCCGGTGTTTCCACCGCAGGGTCAAGCTCTCCATCTTTCTCGTTTAGCTGTGCAAGACTCGCCTTGCCAGCATCGGTGAGTTTGTAGACTGCTTCCTCACCCCGACCTTCCTTCATCACCTTTCCTTCCCGAATCAGTTGTCGGATGATGAGATAACCCCGCTGAACATTGCCGTCCACGGCGTTGGTCACATCGGTTTGTTTGATCGGTTCGGCAAGGGCGAGAACCTTTTTCAAATCCTCTTGCCAGCGAACCTTGCGGGGGTCGATTTGAGCAGGGGCGGTTCCATCATTCACACGCACCGCATTGTCCAGATCGAATCCGTTGTGGCCGAGACGCAACTCCACATTGTAGAGTTTGCCGTAGCGGTTCTTGGTCGAGTAGATTACCCGAACATCCTCATCGGTCACACCCGAACGCATCATAAAGTTTGCGTCCACGGCGTGAGGAATGAGTGTGCTTCCCCGATAGTTGTTGCTCTTGGTCACGTGAAGAACGATGCCAAGAACGCACTCGGTTTTCTTGCTGGTTTTGATGAGTTCGTGGAGACAATAGCTTTCCTTCTCCCGAGCATTCATCTTCTTGGCGGTGGTGAGACATTGAAAGCTGTCCACCACCAGCACATCCACTTGGCTCATCAGTTCGCAAACCTTGTCCACATCGGTCTGAATGGCAAGATTCACATCCTTCAAACCGAGACGCCGACAAGTGTATGCCAGCATTTCACGGCTTTCCTCACCGCTGATGTAGGCGGTTTTGATTCCAACCTTCGTCATACTATTCAGCATTTGAAGGAGGAAGGTTGTCTTTCCAAGTCCCGCACCAGCAGCGAGGGTAAAAACGGTGCTGGGGAGCAAGCCATCGCCCCCGAAGATTTTATCCAGCATCTCATTTCCAGTCTTGAGACGGCGGTTAAAAAGATCGGGAATCTCGATCTCGCTGACCTTGGTCAGATTGCTTTCGCTGTGAGCGAGGTTCATCACTCCCCCGCTCGTGGGTTTCGTATCAGTGTTAGTTGTGTTGCTCATGGTTTTGACGCTATCAAATTCTTTCCAAAATGTAAAGAAAATAATTTATATATTTTCAGCGGGGGATGGTTATTAATAACCCTTATAGCCCCTATTAGCCCACCTTATGCATGAAGATGGGAGTGTAATCGCCCACATATGCACCTTCCACATTATATCCAAAATACTCTTCTGCCTCGCTCGGGCTCATATCCTTTTCCAAAATGCGAATGCACTTTGACCGATCATAGATGGCAACATTCCTGCCCCCGAAGCTACTGCCAATGCCAAGGAACGCTTCATCGAATCCATCGGCCAGCAGGATATGGTTCAGTTCATCGGGATAATACTCCTCGATGAATCCTTCAATCATTTTGCGGTTGGGATTTTTCTTCTTGATCTTTTTCATTTTTTCTTTCTGCCAGTAATCATATACATCTGCATATACTGGCCATTGAGGTTGATGATTTCCGCTTCTTCATACTTCCGCCGATACACAATATCGGCAAGCAGAAGCGGATCCTTGCAATAGTAGGCGACACCTTTGCTGTTGAACACACGCCAAAGACCTTGACCCACGCTGATCACATTCTTCAGCTTGCTTCTCAGTTTGGCTGTCATTCTCACTTGGTTGTCCTCCTCCTGTTGTTTAGGTTCATCAGAGTTGAGCATAGTTTGGGTTTTATTACAAGACTTTTTTTTCAAAATCTTCCGCCTCTTCATATCAGCTATTTACAAAAGAAAGGGTATAAAAAAGATTTTATATTTTATATTTTGTAGACCTCCACCGCAACAGGGTGGCGTTCTTTATCCGGCAAACGCGTTGACTGGTTGTTTCCGGGCCCCCGGCGGAGCTGCAGCGGGCCCCGGCGATCACATCGTTTATTGATGGGGCCACTTGTACCTGCTGCAGCGGCGGCTGTAAGAGTCTTACAGTTCCTGATGTTGACGCCGCTCAACACGTGTGCCATGGCGCGATGGTTTCAGGACCTCAATCAGGATCCTGCAAATATATTATATTTATTTTGAAATTTGAGTCCGGATCTCTTCCACGAAATGAATGGCTTCTTTCCTCACGTACCATGGCCATGGCCAATTGTGCTCCAGCAGCACGGTGTAATGTTCGCTGTTGCTGACGCCCGTGATTTTCCCGTAATGACGGGTACCGTCGTCGGCCACGAAAGTCACAGTGCGGCCCACATTCTTTTCCATTTGCTCAATCATTTCTTTTTCTTCGCGTTGTTCCTGCTCGTGGTTCATTTGGTTTCTTTCTCCATTTTTGTTTTGGCGGCACGCGTGTTCCGGGAAGGTTTTCCTATTAGAGCAATCAACCTGTCAGACAAACCTGCCCGGGGGTGACGTGTGTTTACGGCCGCACTGACAGGACTGGGAGTGCGCAGCATCTGCAGCACTTCATCGATCCGCATGGCATTGGCCAGCCAGTTGTTGTCCCTGTTCCATTTGAGTTCCTGCAGCATGCTGATAGCCGCCTGTACTTTCTCTTCGTTGGTCATATATTTAAAATATATTATCTTCCGCCAGTAGGTTGTGGGAATAGAGTGTCTGCTATCCTTGCGGTCGGAGCACGGGTTATTTCCATGCTCACGGAAGATAATATAAATTAAAGGTTGGTTAGTCCTTCTTGTGCTTGCCGTTGATGGTGATGGCGCTCTGCAGCACTTCCGGACTGATGTCAGGAAGACCGGCACCTGCATTGAGCTGCTCGCGGACCTGCTGCACGTTCAGCCCCTGACGCAGCAGCTTCAGGGCCGGACGGCTGATGTACTGGCTGCGGAACTCAGCGGGCTTGGTGCTGAGATATCCACTGCCAGCCGTGCGCGTGCTGCCTGTGATCAGGCAAACCAGCTTGGCTGTCTTTCCTTCGCTCTTGCGTCCCCGACGGGTTTCAGTTGATGTGGTCATATCGTTTTCTCCAGTTGTATTCTTTTCAGAAAAATCCGGGGCTGCAGCACTCGCCGCTTTGCTTCCGGGCTTTTCATCCAGATATGTGATAGTCATGTATTCTTATATAAATGATTTTGGTAATATGACAACATATTTTTTAAATAAAATACCTAAACCTTTGATATTCAATCTAATGTTTTTTATAAAAACTTTATATATTTTATAAAAATCCTACCACGGTGCCATGGCACATGTGTTGGGGAGCGACGTTTCTATTAGACAAGTTTGCCCAGCAGAGCTGCAGCGCCACCAACAAGATCAGGCAGTCAACTCTAGGTTATGTTTATTTTTTAAATGGCGCAGCCGCTGCTTCAGCTTGAACAATGCTGCATTCTCCAGCTGCCGCACGCGTTCCCGGGTAACTCCCAGCTCTCCTGCCAACATTTCCAATGTGGGAATGTGCTCAGGGTCCTGAAAACCAAAACGGGCCCGCAGCACCACCTGCAGCCGCAACGGAAGTTCCCGGATAAGATTATTTAAAATCTTGTATTCCTCCTCGCCATACAACGGTGCTGCAGCGGCCGGGTCCGGAATATCAATGGTGCACGGTTCTCCATATTCATCCACTCCGCCGTCGATGTTTACCCGGGTGGCAGCGCGGCTGAAGCTCCTCAATGCACCGTCACTCAACCGTGCATCGTCTTCATTTATGCCATGGCCCAGTTGTTCCTCCAGATGGCGTTTCTCTTTGTGAGCCCGGGCCAGCTCGTCATTGAACCGGTACGGGACACTGACCACGTGCGTGTTCTTTTGAATAAACCGGCGAATGTGTTGCTTGATATGTATGGCCGCGTAGGTGCCAAAGCTGGCCCCTTTCACCTTCTTCCACCGGCGGGCCGCCGTGTACAGTCCCGGAGTTCCTGCCATGACCAGATCCTCGTGATCATAACCTGCCGGAGGATAATATTGTTTGGCCAGATAAATGA